GAGAGATCAAGGTTGAAAGACCAAAGCCCTCAGCTTTGGAGATGTTCAAACAGAGATCAACAACGTTGTGAAGGACGTTCATCTGTTGAAAGTCGATCTTCTGGGTTGAGAACAACACGTTACCCTGCAATCCAAGAAGTTCTTGGACAGCAAAGAGATTTGGACCTTCCTGATCCATTGGATCCGTGTGCATGACCAGACAAGCCTTCCGATGACCATGTTCTCGTTCCAGTTTGTCAAGGAACAACTTCCAGCCTTCCATCAGGTCAGCAGGCATCTTCCTGGTTGCGTTTCTGTTTACCCAGAGAGCCAGGAACCAATCTGACTTGTCACCGAAGTTCTGTTTTCTTGCCAGAGCCACTTGATCTTCTGGAGCAGAGAAGTAGATCGACTTTGGAAAACTGTGAGGAATATAGTGTGTCTTCTCTGGGAACCGTGGTGCAACCATCTCATAAGTCTTGTAAGACAGACAGTTGATCAAGTCGGTTGACTCATACCAGACACCGTTGAACTCAGGGTATGGATCGTTATCCCAGACGTGCCAGTAAGCAATAGGACAGAGTTGGTGGATCTCATCTTCAACTTCCCAGAGCCAGACGAACTGTCTTGGATCCGTGAAGATCACAAGAGCATCTGGCTTCTCTGTCATCAAAATGTTCCTGACCTGTTCTCTTGTTCCGAACCCATCAACTGGTTTGATGATGAAGTCTGAGTTCACAACGGTCGTACTATAGTCGGGATGCTTGATAGCACCACCCAGACAACGAAACGTGTATTTGCCCGTCTTGAGCAATCCTTCAATCAGCATTCTTGCCTGAACACCAACGCCCGAAGGAGCTAGTGGATGATCAGACAGGAACAGGATCTTCTTCTTTGAAACGGGTGTGGTGATGATTGGTTCTGCTTGCTTGATAAGCGGCATTCCTGTTAACCTTTTGGGTCATTCTCGATTCAAGGCAACAGGTTGTATCTTGCTTTGATGGACTCAGGAATCGAAGAGAGATTACATGGAATGGCTTGTGGGATGGCCCATTCATAGCCCAGAGAAATCTCCAGGTTTCTGTTGTTGGTCTCAGGATGCCAGTTCAACCACTTCTGTTCATACCAGTCTTCGTTTGGTGGACTATCGCCCACGATCTTGCCAAACGCAAGAGCCGTGAGATGTTTCCAGTACATGTTCTTCTCGGAGATACAGAACCCGAGATTGTTCACATAGGCAGGAAGCCTTGCAATGCCCTCAGAAGCCCCGTTGAAGCCCGTTTCACCCATGGGTTGACCCATGAGGTGGTGGAACACAACGGATGTCCTGTTGGGCCTCTCAGGCACCTGGAACAGTGGTGTCTTCCAGTGCTCGATCTGACGAGTTGTAGCTTGAGCAAACGTGGAGTTGTCCCAGGCATCGAAAGCCCTCTTGGCTTGTTCTTCTGAAAACACATGATCCGGTTCGATGAACACCACATCAAGCGGTTTGACCCTTGGCAGAACGAGATCGTTGACAATGTGGGTCAGTTGACTTTTTGGTGTTGGCCAGTAGTCATCAATGATCTCCACTCGTGGTTCACCCAAGGCCAGAACCTTGTCTCTGGTATCATCGAACTTCTCAGGCCACGAAACCCACTGGCCCTTGTAACTCACACCATCTGTGTTGCCCCAAGGTTTCTCTGCTTTGACAACATACACTTGGTCAACATGAGGCAGGATTGATTTGATAGACTCTTGGATGAAGTCATCTCCATACAAGACTCTGTAGATGGCAACTCGTTCTGCAATGTTCATTGTGCCTTCTTCTTGAGAACAGCAACCAAGTATCGATCATCGTTGGTGATGTACTCACAGAACTCAACCTTCAAGAAGTCACCAACAACATGCTCCAACTTCTCTCGATTGTACCAATCAGCATAGGTTCCAACCTCATCAAAGAACCTGACAAACTTCCAGAACGAAGGATTCGTCGCAACATCTTCGTTGACCTCCGGAAGTTGTTCGTTGGTTGCTGTAACCCAGCCAACATCCGAATAAAGCATCAGACGAATCTCTCCGTCATCTGCTAGGTTCTCACAAGCACGTTTCAGGATATCTTTGAACCTGGGAGTGTGGTGAAGAACACCGTTGGAATAGAAGATGTCGTAAACATGGTTCTGTCCACGAAGATCAAAGAATGGCGACTCTCCTGTAACCAGAACGGTTTGCAAGGGTTTGAAACCGTTCACGTTCAAACACCTAGTAGCCGTATCCAGACTTGACTGGTTGATATCGGCCAATATCACCTTGTTCCCTGCTTTGATAAACTGCAAGGATTCAATCCCGAAACCACAACCAAAGTCCAAGACCGTCTTGTTTGTGGTTGTATCAAGACCAAGATAGTCTCGCCACTTGTTCTTGTGGTTTCTCCAACCTGACAAACTGTATCGGTTATCTTCAAACCGCTTCACCAGTTCTCTGAACTGAGCATCTGGCATGGTTTTGAGTTGGTTGGGATCCGCATAAGCGATGTTGTCAACCGGAACCCTGGCCCACTCTCTGGTTGCATCTTGGAATGAGTAAGACAAGGTTCATCCAGCTTTCTTGGCTTCACCAACACGAACCACCTGGATTCCAGGCTGATCCTTGATCATTCTCCATGGATCCACCACAACAGAACCATGTGGAAACTTGTAGTCAGCAAACACGGCATGGTGGGTTCCAATGAAGAACAAGGAAGGTGCGCTGTTCTCATAAGGATTCACTGTCTTGTCAGCAGCGTTGTCAACCCAAGGGTCGTACATCTCAGCAGCAATTCCACGTTCAGCCAAGATGTTCTTCAACAAGATCGAAGGGGATCCAACCTCCAGATTGGTTTGTTCCTTGAAAGCTTTTCCAAGAATCACAACTGGAAGATCGATTGTGACGTTTTTCTCAACTTCAATTCCGTTGATCCTGATCTGAGCAGATGCCTTACGATATTTCTCAACCAAGTTGGCAAGAAACTCTGTCTGCTTCTCTCTTGCAATCATGATGGCTTCATGGAAGTCATAGGTCATTCCAAGCTTCCTGGAAAGCCAGGAAAGAGCGATGTTGTCTCTTGGGTGACATCCACCACCATCGCCCATTCCAGCATTCAGATACTTCGGAGAGATCAGTCTCTCTGTTGCAAGCTTGAGAGCCGAGGTAACCTCATCAACATCGGCACCTGTGTGATGACAGACTTCCATCAGGTTGTTAACGAAGGCGAGCTTGGTTGAGATGAAGGTGTTGTAAGCAACCTTGATCAACTCAGCACTCTTGATCGAGCAACGATAGAACGGAGCCTTGTGAATGGTCTTGTAGAACGACTCAGCAAGGTCAGCAGTCTTCTCGTCACTCATTCCAAACAACACAAACTCTGGATGGGTGAAGTCATATACCGTCGTGCCCATCGCAATGAAGAATGGGTTGTAACAGAGTTTGAAGTGTGGACCAAGCAGCGGAAGGATCTTGGAGTCCATGGTTCCTGGAAGAACGGTGGAGATCACAACCACAGGTTTATCAACTCCCTGTGCTTCAATCGCCTCATTCAGTTGTTTGCAAGCATCGATCAGATAACTGTAGTCAAAGTCAACCCTCTCTTCTGGAATCCTTGTTACACCCTCAAACTTTGGGTTGTGTGGTGTCTGAACAGCCACAAAGATCAAGTCTGAGTGAGCAACCATCTCATTGACTGACACAACACGAATCTTGCTATGAACAAGAAGTTCAGGAGTACCTTCCTCACGGTATGGAATCTTTCGATCCCTGATGTAACCAGCAACCGCAGGGTTTGGATCATACCCAACAACCTCATGACCAGCAGCCTCCGAAGCAAGAGCACAAGGCAAACCCAATTTGCCCATTCCCATCATACCAATACGCATATTACTTTTCCTCTTTATATATCCAGAAAAATCCGCCAGCGGACGGTCTTATACCCCTGCAACACCGTGAAATACTTTGGTATTTCACTTTGGTGAATTTTTCCGCTTCTTTCATGCTTGCAAATTCAGCTAGTATCATACCAGTTGCTCGATCACATTGTACGACCTTAGTTTGGTGCTGTTGGATTACAGCACTCATATTTTCGCGAGTTTTTTCAGACCATTTATGGCCATAAGCAGGATGCTCCGAACCTTTTTTGCCGAAGAGGGGATGTCTCTCTCCTGTGTTTAGGTCACTTAGCTTCTTTTTTGTTTCCTCAGAAACAACTTTTCCTTTGTGAGCCTCGCTGATTCTCTTGCGCACATCTTCAGTAAGATGTTTTCCATAATTGACATGATTCTCGCCTTTACCGAACCATGTTCGACTCATCTTCTCAAGAGCTTTTGGTGAATGTTTCTGGCCACGGAAGGTTTGCTCAACACTTCGCATGATGTTGTAGCAATGCTCTTTGCCAGCATGTTGATCAAGTAAAACTTGTTCGGCAGTGTTTAGTTCGCTGACAGGTAGTATACCTATCACACTCATCTCAAAAGCATTTGAACCGTGCTTGTTAAAGGCATGTTGTAGCCGAGGATTGTCATGAGTGCCTTTGGTGAGCAGCTCACGATGATTACGAAACCTTCTTCGGATATCATCTGACTGTCCGTAGTAGCACTTCTCATCTAAGAGGTTACGAATACAGTAAATGCCACACAGTTTCTTGCCTTTGGGAGCCAGGAGCTTCATCTGAGT